CAGAATCCCAAGCCTCTACTTCGTCGACGCCCATACTGGGCATTATCGAACGATAAATGAGTCATGTGATCCTGGTGACGAGGAAATACCTACGCAGACGTTCCTTGTTGGAACGAATGAGTTCATTGCTGATACCTTCCCTCATAAGCGCAGCGTCGCCTTCCCGGCGATGGAGCACTTTAAGGTCGAGGCCAGCTTTGAACGCGGTGCGACAACCTGTTACGCCCAGGCGGCGAACTATAATGAGATAGACGGCTACGTGCCGTTCGATGAGCTGCAAAGGTGCTGGAATTACCAGTGCCTGCATATCTCGAACACATGGGACGCTCTATACAATGTTCGCTATAGGCCCGAACGCCCTTGGTGGGTAGACTACTACAGCGCAGGTGAAGCCCAGAGCTGGGCTGCTACCTTCGCTGCACGTTTATCACGCTGGGGCCTCGGGCGAGGTGGACTCTCCGAGAGTTTAGGAGAGATGCCTGAGCTGCCAAAACTATGGCGGTTCATCCAAAAGGGAAGGGGTTATTACCGGAACATCAACAATGCATATCTTGCGTACGCCTTCGGTTATCGTCCATTGCTGGACCTTATCCCGGAGGTGATGCAGGAGATATCGGATTATAGAAATAAAATCCGTGCCAAGGCCGAACGTCAGTCCGGTCCGAGGAAGCTTGTGTTCCGCCTTCCCATTCGACCCCCATGGGTCGAACCTGAGGAGCAAGTTATCTCTGATCCGTATCCACATCAGTGGCCACAGTGTAAGAGATTCTCTCACTCCCAACTCCGCTTCACGCGATGTGAAGCTATAGGTATGTATAACGCGGTCGTGTCTCGTCGCCCTTTTACAGGGTACGAAATCATAAATCGCTTGGCTGATCTCGACGGTTTGCCGAACTTCCGGACGGTATGGGAACTCGTTCCCATGTCGTTCGTGGTCGACTACTTCATCGGGATCGGCGACTTGATATCGCGTATGCAGGGAAACCTGCTATACGACATCGACGTCGACCAAGCCGCGTTAGGAGTTCGCATCGAAGCGTCAGGCTTAATCACTTCAGAATATGGAGTGGGCAATGTAACGACTTCCCGAGCGGGAAGTCTTCGTTACTATTGCAGACAGCCTATGCCGACAGGCTTTATCGGCCTGTCGTTACCCGGTTACCATGCTATCCCTACCGGAATCGCCTTAGCTTTCCAGCGATGCCCGCGCCTGCCAAGGCGCTACACCGCTGCAGCTAAAAGGGCCCTTGCAAAGGCCCTGCGATCCAAGTTCGGACGCTACGTAACCGATGTGTCGTCGTGGCATTTGCCCACGTTTTAACCTCCCTCATAAGGGAAACAAAGTCAAAACCTATGGATAATAAAGTCTCTATCTCGAGCGTGGATTTCACGCTCACCGCACAACAGCCCACTGGGAATGTCCGTTCCGGACTTCTCGATGGCTCCCCGGCCCGTATCGTTACGGCTCATATGGAAGTCTCGCCGAAAGGCAAAGCTCCCGTGATCCGTACGACTCGGAAAGTCGAGGTCGATACTACCGTTATGATTAACGGAGTAGCTGTTGTGGCGCCTGTGTCGGTCACCCTGACGGTGACGCGCCCGTCCATCGCCCCGGTTTCTGCCGTAGATGCGCCGTACGCCACGCTAACCGCGTGGCAGGCCCTCGAAGGCTTCCTGGACGATATTAAGACGGACGCCATCTAAGGCCCGACTAGGTGGTAAGGAGACTTGTATACACCATAATAACCATATCAGTTATGAACGATCTAAAACAGGATCTGTCAGATGCGTTGAAAGGTATTCTTGCCACCCGACACGGCTACCCGGTCGGTGGTCTTGATGCTCTGTGTACGGTTGAGAGTTATGTTGATGATGCCAGCTTGCTGGCCCGTCTAGATAATAATCCTCCGAACATGGATGACGATGGGACTGCCGGCTATGTGCGCGACCTACGTACGGCCCTTAAATGGGTCTACAAGTTGCGCGCGCCGTGTTCCACCGATCAATATGAAGAAGCGATTAACGCTTTTGTTGCTCGCAACGATAGCGCTACTAAATGGCGGCTGCGCGTTGACGTTGGGGCGGGTTGGAGCGAAAGTAAACTCGGAAGAGTTATGCTTCTCGCTCAACAACTTGTCCGCCACGTTACCGCCGGCTACCAAATAGGGAAACCTTGCCACGGACCTGGAACTAGCTACTACAGGTACCGGCTTCTCTTCGAGAAGTACGCGTACCTGGAACGCGACGTTCCAGATCTAGTGTGGAAGAGGTTCTCCGACTTCTTCAAGCCGTCTCCCCAATCCGACACTATAGACCCCTTCGATCTGAAGGAGAATAGTTGCCGCCTGGCGTGCGTCCCAAAAGACGTGCGCGGGCCTCGACTTGTCGCGCCACATATGGCCTCGGCCGTGTGGGTGCAACAAGCCGTTCTCGAGGGTATTGAGGAGAGCGTACTGAACCATCCATGCTTCTGGTCTTACTGGCCAGGAGAGGATCGTGTTCGGTCCGTATCGCTCAGGGATCAAAGCATCAATCAGCGTCTCGCTCGCTACGCATCGGCGAATCCGTCGATGTACGCAACGTTGGACCTGAAAGATGCAAGCGATCTCATTTCCTGGCGATTAGTCTGCTATTTATTTAGTGGGACTACATTGCTAAGGGATTTATGGGCTATTCGTGCTCGTACAATACGCCTCCCGGACGGGCGCACCCTAAAACTAGGGATGCACGCACCGATGGGGAGCGCGGTCTGTTTTCCAGTCATGGCCCTGACTTTGTGGGCCCTGGGAACAGCAACGATGTACGTATTGGACCACGAGTGGTGTCGCTACCGCCCGACCTCGAAAGAGTTCTGGGCGCGGGCGAAGCCATTCGTGTTTGGCGATGATGTCATCATAGGCGTGCAATACGTCCAGGCCTTCAAAACCATTCTTACTCTATGCGGCTTGCGCTGCAACGAGAAGAAGAGTTTCTCTGGGCCTGGCGGATTCCGCGAGTCCTGCGGTACCGATTGGTATCGCGGTCGACTAGTTACGCCGTTAATGCTTAGGCGGGATGACATCGATTGCATCGAAGGGTACACTTCGCTGATCTCCCTCTATAACAGTCTCGTACGAGAAGGTTATGAGGAGGTTAGCGAGGTTCTTCTCCGCCATCTCATAGCGAGAAATCGCTTTGAGAAAAATGGCGCTTCGTGGCTCGCATTTACAGCCAGAGAAGGGAGTCATGGAATTCTCGTCCGAGAGGGACCTTTGAGCGCTCGTTATGCTTACCAGCTTAACAAGCGCATTGGGGCTCTCCAAAGACGGAATCGGAACACGCGAGCGATGGAGGTGTTAACTCACACCCTCGTTCCAGTGTCCCGGACTCGAGTACCCGAAGTTACAGACAGCAGAGCTCGTCTGTACGAGGCCTTGGCTTGTGGTCACCGTCGCGAGACGGAGATTACTAGCCTCAGGCCCCGAGATGCTTCGTTTGGGTGGGCGTTAGAACGCACACGGGCAGTATCCTGCTGGTCAATCGTTTTCGACTGATAAGAGGAC